TGCGTAACAGTTAAAGAAACCTGTATCTACTATAGCAGGTGTTCCTAATGTAAAGTTTTGATTTGCAATGTTACCTTGATGCTCACCTTGGGTGTTAATATCAAATGATAGATTGTTCTCAAAGAACACATCAGGCAATGAATCAGCAGGTTCAGTTTCAAAAACAAATAACGAATCGGCTCTGTATACCTCTATGTTTGCTTCTACCCAAGACACTTTATTACCGCATTCATTTGTTCCTGCAATTAATAAAGACAATTTATTAGTAGATAAATCTCTATAAAATCTATAGTAATTTTCACAGGTAGATGGATATACAAGGCAATCTACGTTTGTTATTACAGGATAGAATACATTTTGAATTGGACAGTTTGTGCTTGGATTATTGTCAGGACCAACCCAAGAGTCTCCATCGTCTAATATGCTTTCTATATTATCTCCAATCCACCAATCATACATATTGGCGTAGTTTCCTTGAGATATTAATGTTTTTTCTAATTTATAAAGTCTTGCTTCACAATTTTGAGCAGTTTGACCCTCTGTTCCTCTAAAGAAATTAAAATACAATTTTATAATTGTACCTTGAGGCACATCATAATCAATATAGTTACCCGGGTTTGCAGGGTCCTCTATGTTCATTCCATAAGAAAGAACAGGATACCCAATCAAACATCCCGGTAATTGTGTAGACGCTGATTTTAATCCTTCTGTTATGAAATTATTTTCAGCAAAAACAGCACTAAAATTATTAGGCTTTATTTTCATATAAACCCCGCTTGGTACAGGTATATTAGTAGATGGTGTTGCAGGACTTGGAATAATTACAAAATTCTCTTCCTCTGATTGTTTATCTAATACTGTTGCATAAACACAAGTATCAACAGGTCCTGATGAATCTCTTTTAACAATAAGTCTATCACCTACCTCAACCTTTCTTGAGTTCTCTCCTTCTAATAAAAAGTATGCATTTTTGGTTTGAGGGTCAACAAAGAATATACTACTGTAAATAGTCTCGTAGTTTTCAGTATTAGGTTTGATTACAAACTTATACTTAGTAGCCCAATATGGTGCTATCTGCTCATAAGGAATAGTTACAAGAATACTATTCTTTGTATCTGAATTTGAACATGGGACGTGCTCTGTATTTAACTCACTAACTAATGCAGTAGTAGAACGACCAAACTCATCCATGTAAACAATTCCAATTTCATAATCTCTGTTACTATGTAAACTTTGATTTTGAGATATTGATTGAAATGAGCAATCTGCAGATGAAATCTTCATGTACTCGTATACAGAGTAAGTTGGAGTTAATATATTGTCAACATAATTCATTGCAGGAAACTGAAATGATATTACATTACCAACTGATGTTGCTGATACCAATAAGTTTGCTGTGTCTATACCACTTGTATACTTAGTATATGTATCTAAGTTTTGATTCATTGCGCAGTTATACGCATCTGACAATGTAGTACCTAAGCAAGCGTTAGGTATCGTTTGAATATTTGCTATAGTACCAATGGCTTCCAAAAATGATGAATCTGATACCATATCAAATACTGATGCAAAATTTGAAGGCAAATAATAAGTAAATGATACGTCTACATTTGTATTTGTTTGAGCAGGATAAGGAGTACTTCCTGAAAACGCAGCATGAGTTAAATTAAAATCTATGTTTAATACAGAGCCTTCCGTTAATGGAATACCTGTTAAATCTAAATCTAATACTGTATCATTAACTGATACAGAACCATCTATATTGTAATCACCAATTGATTTTGTATTGTCTACATCAGTTGACCCGATTTCTTCAGTCTTTAATGATGTGTAGTACTCAAACTTTACAGGTTGACCAAATTTATCAAGTAGGTCATAACCCTCTAAGTAGTTCCCATACATTAGACGATTCCCCATTATTGTTTGGGCTTTAGCCAAAAGAGGTACGTTGTCGTACAACCTTAAAATCTCGTAGTCAGGAAGTACGGTAAATATCTTGCTATTGGTAAAGTTGTATGTGTAGTTTGTGTTATCTGAAAGACCAAGCTTTGACTTATCTAACTTCTCAATTATCTTAATAACATTATTGTCCATATCCTTGAAGATAAGGTCAATACCAACTACCAATGGCCCTCCTGTATTATATGTTATGTCAACAGAGTTAAACTCGTTAATCATACCGTTATTTAAATAGCTGTCATTGCTAAAGCTAAATTCCTGTGGTATAAATGCAGGCTCACTGAATTGAGATATAGCGGAGTATTGGTTGTCAGCATATCTGTATCGATACGCAAAACAAATAAAGTTCTCTTCCAAGAAGTTCTCTTGACCCGGTGCATTTGCAAGTTGAATCTCCGGAGAACTCATCGGTGGTTTCTTAATAACCTGTAGACGCTCTAATAAAATCTCAGGGTGTGGAGCTAATGGAGCAGGCGGCAATGCCACGTAGTAATCTACATTTGTAGGAGATGGATTTGGATAGTTCTCTTTTACATTAATAAATCTAGGAGGGTTGTAATCATCCGACCAAAACAACAAGTCGTCAATTTTGTTGACCGCTGTAATTACGTATTCAGGATTAAAGTTTAGAGTCGTATTTACACCACTCCCATCGTCAATACTAATAACGTGATACGTAAGTATGTTTGTGAGTACATTAAAAGAAACAACTAAGTCAAGTTTACCCGTAGCCCCTACATTAAAATTAGGGTCATGCACAAACCAATACACGGTTTCTAATGAGCCATCCTCAAAAGCACCAATTGCTCTAGCGTCAGTACTCAATGGAGTACCGTCTATGTAAATCAAAGAGGTTAATTTTAAATTACCTTTTGTGTTCTCAATAGCGCCGATGCTTTTTTCTTCGGTAGAACCCATGCGCACGTTAAGCGCGTCAATGTACTGACCATCGGGAACAAGTCGCTCATCGACGACTTTGTTCATTTTACCTGCATTAAAGTTTCTTGTAAGATTAGCCATACTACTTCATAATCTTATCCATACCACGAAGATTCATTAGAAGTCTACCCGGATGTATATTACTGATTCTAATTTTAGCATTACGTAATAATGCAGTCTTTTCCTTTCGAGCTCTCATTATGATGTACTCCTGTACCCCAAGCTTTGAATTAAGTATCTCATACATAATGTATGCATAAACATACTTCTCAAATAACTTGTTTACAGTTACCAAGCTATCGTCTCCATTCTCCATACCATCAGAGATATACTCAAGGATGCACAACTCACCTGCCATGTCTGATGAGAAGTTAATTACACCTGCTTTTTTATCTACATTGAAGGTAGGATTGAAGTTTGCTGTTTCAGTATTTAAACCAAAGCGCGCAGAGATTCCGTAGTCGAAATACCAATTGCCATCAATAAACCACCCCTCTTGCCCATCAAATTGGCTACCCGGGTTTAAATAAATACTCTTTTTGCTGCCTGTAATTCTATCAAAGTCAATCGCAGAGTACTGAGGCTCAAGAACGTTACCGTCTTGGTCAAATAGAATGTTGCAGTTATTATCCTGCAAGTAAGCCTTGGATGACAACGTCTGAATGTTCTCGCTAAGTGGGCGTAACCATCCATCCTTGTATAAGGAAATGCGTACCCAATTAACGTAGTCAGATGGTAAAACAAAACGGAGCTTCTCACAAACGTTTAGTTCTAGCACCTTGATTTCCTTGAACGCATCGTAGTTGAGTTCTTGAATTGCACGCTTTGCATGAAAGATAATCTTATAACGCTCCTCATTGTTAATCAATGAGTGATTGCCTGAGTACATAAGCATAAAGTTGTTTACAATGTCCTTTAAGCTAACGTATTGATAGGAGCCCCAATTAGCGTCCTCAGGCGCGTTACCACCATTCTCGTAGTATTGATATTGTGAAATATATGCCATGGTTTATTATTGTTGTGTGCTAAATGCAGGATTCTCAGACTGTTCTTGCTGAATACCGTACTGTGCAATTTGAATCTCTCTAATCGACATACCGCAGTACTGAAGTATCTTCATAACTACTTTATACTCATCTTCCAATGGAAGCTCGAAGTCCTGATAATCAGGCTGTGATTGGTCAAATGCAGGCTCACCGTTAGGTAAGTTAATGTATGTCCACTTAGGGTCTAAAGGTAATCTAAAGTATGAGCATTTTAATGATGAAACACCATTAATTGTAGCAGGATATACTGTGATTATATCTCCGTCAATTGTATAGGCAGGAAACTGAGTTGTTGGTGCTGTAAGCATTGAATCCAATAGCATATAAAGCCTAGCGTTAGCAACCTTCTCCGCATCACCTAACCTTGTAGTGCCATTAAAACAAGTAAGTCTACTAATCATGTAGAAGTTAAAACCTGTCGTCACAAGAGACGGTACATAGTATTGATTTGTAGCAGGTGCAACCTGTACTAATGTATCATTGCGTAAGAAGCCTTCTAAGACCTCAGCTATGGGATTCTCGATGTCAGCGTACTCTGTACCTGATAATCGAGCATTCTCTGCATTTATTGCTTTATTATAGCTACTATAGTACTCCTCATAAATCTCCATCTGAGCCTGTTTTGCAAACAAGTTGAAGTCAGATGGTGATATATACCCGTAGTTGTTTTTGTTTAAAACGGAGAGTACAGTATTTCTTACTGAGTTAATCATTTTAATCCTTTTTACAAAGATACATAAAAAACAAAAGGCGCCCGATTAAGACGCCTTTGATGTGGTAAGAACACTTCTTTTCAGAAACGCTAAAGTAGATGTGCAAATATATGAAGTAATTACATTAACTCCAAATTGCTCTCTAACATTTTTAATGCGTCTAGACCTTCTTTAGATGTGAAGTACTCAACAAGCTCTACGTATGGGTCTGCACCAAATGGCACATTCATCATTTTCTTTTTGTTAGATGGTGTGTTAAACCAAATCTCTTTATTTTGGTTCTTGAATACAAGAAGTTTCTTCTCAAAGAATATTTGAACTGTTGACTGAGTACTTAACATTGGGTCATCAAGAAGATTAATAAAGTTCTCAGGCTCATTCTTAGCGAACATCAAGATGTCACGCTTCATCTCTGCCGTTGTAATCTTATCAGGACTAACGTTAAATAGGATTCTGTATACAGTTTCCATTTGGTCAACAGTAAGTTCTTTAGCACGAATTAAAGCATCAACCTCGTAGTTGATTCTCTCTAACTCTTTAGCCGCATCCTTCTCAAAGTTAATCTCTTCAAAAGAGATACCATTGAGTGGGTGCAAATGCAAGAACTGCTGTAAAACAGGGTTTGTTTTTGGGACACTTAAAAATCCATCTTCAAAGATGATTGGCTCTACAATTGCATTGCCGTCTTGCTCGTCTTGAAATGGGCTTTTTTGGTTTACTGCGTAGCGGATTTGTCGATTGATTCCATTCTCTTCATCCCACCAAAGTAATGGGTATCGGTCAGTTCCTCGAGATGGTAAAATGAATGATAGCGGAGCTGCATCATTCTTAAGTTTGTAAATCTTGTTTACGCTGATTGGTTTTTTTGTTGTTTTCATTTTATTTGATATAATTAAAATTTAAAAATAGGGGAGTGTCTTTGAAGACACCCCCCATTTTATTAATCCTATTGATTATGCACCGTAACGGAACAAGAAGAAGTTGTTCGCACCAAGTGTACAAACTGCACGCTCAGATAAGAAGTTGACTTCCATTGCATCGAGGTCGCTAGTAGCAGCACCACCGGCAGAACCTGTAATCCAAGTCTTGTAACGACGATTCTCAGCCTCAGTAGCACGGTAACGAACGTGTAAGAACGGACGCTTAGCGTTTTTACCAAGTACTTGGTCGTAAACAGTTGTAGAACCTGCAGGAACCAACATACCTGTTACAGTACCTGTAGCAGCAGCACCTGTAGGAAGACCACCACGCATTGTTGGGTCGTTGAGGTATTTCCAATCTGACTTGTAGAAGTCGTAAGAACCACGACGGAAACCTGTGAAACCAAGGTTCAAAGCCATGTCCTTATCGTTATCAAACAAACCGTAAGAAGTACCGTTAGCACCGTAAGAGTTTTGAGATGCAAGAATGTCATCTACGTTCAAGCTGAATGCACGATTCAAGAACAATACGTTCTCTTCGATAGCACCTTGCTTATCCAAACGTTGGATGATGGTGTCAAAGTCACCCATGTTAGATGGAATACCACCACCAAACACGTTACCACGAGTACCTACAGCATAGAATACACCTTCAGAACCTTTGAAACCAAGACCTACAGCACCTGATAATGGAGCAGCAGGAACTGCTTCAATCATAGATGTTTCGAGGTAGTCATCAAAGCGAAGACGAGTTTCGTGTTCAGACTTCAAGTACCAAAGGTAACCTGTAGCACCGTTCTCAGTGGTTACTTCAACCCAACCAATTTGAGCCATATCAGAACCGTTAACAGCATACTTATCCTTAAGGATGATTGGGCTGTTAGAGAAGATATCGTCATCAGCTTCCAAAGAACCAACCATTCCGTTAGTACCTTTTTTAAACTCAGAACCATAGATGAAGATGGTAACAGTTGAACCAAGAGCAAAAGCTTGACCTGCACCTTCGTAGTAAGAAACGTCGATAACACCTGTAGTAGTGTTGACAGCAGTTACGATAGCTTTGTTAGAAGCACCTGTAGCGTTGTCAGAAACGTTGATTGTTTGTCCGACGCGGATAGCGATTGGCTTAGTACCAGCTGTTGGAGTTGGAATCAATACATCGTTAACTGTAATTGTAGCGTTGTCAGCACCTGCTGCTGTATTAGCGTTACAGTTAGTGTATTTAGTGTGTAGACGACCTTGTTCAGTCCACTTAATCATATCTGAGTTAGACGGCATCTCAGCACCTACCATTCGCAAGAATGAAGATACAGTACGATTTCCGTAACGCTCAAATTCCTTCTCGTAAGTATCAGGAAGATACTGATTCAAGAAGTCGAAGTTAGTAATATAGTTTGTTTGCAATGCTACTTGTTGAGCATTTGGCTGCAAATTAAAACCGGGAGTTGGTAAAACTGGCATTGTTTTTTGTTTTTGTTAGTTATTAATTTTTTCTACTTACAATTTTGAGCTTGCTACCCGTATCAGGGTTAACTTCTCTAATTTTCATTTCCCCATTGCCGATGCTTTCAGGTGCTCTCCTCTCAGACATATTTACATTTTTAATCTTACGATTCAAGTCATCTGTTGCATCTGCTTGGCCTTGCTCATAAAAGAACTTAGCGAAGCGCTCAGGGTTCATTGCCATTGCTAATGACCTGTGGTATCCTGCTGCGTCTTTCATTAATCCATTGTCATCCAAATACTTCGTGATGAAGCTGTATGGATTACTTTGAATCTTTTTTAACTCCTCGCGGTCTGCAGGCATAAAGGTGAATTTTTTATCATCCAATGTGAAATCAAAACCTTTGAACTCACTGTTGAATAACTCTTCAGTCTTTTGCTGAAACCATTCGGCTTTACGCAGATTCTCCTCTTCGAGGTTTTTAGCTTCTGACATATATTGTTTATAAGACTCGTACTCTTCTAAATCGACGTTTGGAGAAGAGCTCGTACTTGACTCAAGTGGAACTCTGTATTTCTCTTTTTGGTCGTTAAAGAATTTCTTTGCCTCATTAACAGCCTTTTTCTTTTTGAGTTTTGTCTTTTTAACTGTTGACTCATCATCGTAGTCTTCGTCATAGAAAAACTCATCTAATAGTACATCGACGTCATCTTCATCCAATCCTTCCTGTGTAGACAAGTAGAATTTACGAAGCAAATCGTCTTCATTCATAGAATCGTAGTCTTTGTTCAACTCCTTAAAGTCTTCAAAGCCACGCCCTGTTTCTTTTTTGTACTTAAGATAGGTCTTAATCTCCTCGTCCATCTCTTCTTGCTCATCTCTCTGAGATGTCAAGTCATCAAAGGACTTGAGTTCGCGACCATATCGCTTACCTAAATATGAAAGAACTTTATCATCATCTAACTCAATCTCTTCAGTTTGAGCAGGTGGTGGTGTTGGTTCATCTACAACTTCTACAGGCGTCTCTTGAGATTCCTCTATTTGTTGTTGATGTTCATCTAATAATTGTTGTTCAACTTCTTGAACGCTTTTTGATTCGGTCGCTCCCAAATCTCTTACTTTGATTTCCATTTGATTAAAATTTACATTACAAAATTATACATTTTTTTAATAGTATTTTTTCAATACTATCTAGGCTCAAATTCAGCTAAGTCAAAACCATCTAAACTATCTTCATTTGATTCAAAATCAATTGGAGGCAAATTGTTCTTGCGCTGTTCAATTAACTTTGATTGCTGACTATTTTGAATAGAGATTCTCTTATCCTTAGCCTTTTCTTTTTCGTCCTCTCTCTGTTTTAAAGTTTGAGTTTCCATTCCCTTTAATTGCATTTGCATATCAAACTCAGTCTGCATTAGCTGTTGCTTGAGAACGGCTTCGTTTTTCATCTTTTCAATCTCGAACGCAACCTCAGCTTGTTTTATTTGCATCTTAGCTTGAGTCTCTGCTTGAATTTTAGCCATAGTTGTTTCAGCTGCCATTTGCTGTGATTGTAGGTTTTGCTGAGCAACCATAGCCTGCTGCTGCATCTGAAGTCGCTCCTCTCTATCCTGCTTCTTAACTCGTTTAACCTTAAGAAGTTGATTAGCCAATTTAATGTTCTTAATCTCACGGATATCAATCGCATCTTCAAGGTTAATATCGCCTTTAGATAACGCGATTTGAATGTTCTGCTCGAGTTGTGCCTTTTCTTCTTCATCCGGTGAAATTTCAATAAAGATTCCAAAATCATACACGTATAAATCCTTAATCTCATTTAAAATAGATACGTTGTACTTTCCAATTCTATTTGCAAAGTCATCCTTAAAGTCAGCATACTGCAAAATGTCAGCTACTCTGTACGTTAATGCCTCTGCCAATGAGCGGAACATAAACAAACTAGCCTCTAAGATGTGACGTGTTGCTGTATTTGAGTTAAGTGCTGCAAGCTTCTGTACGCCAACTAATGCTCTTGGGTCAGGCATAGAGCCGTCACGTGCTTCGTTAAGCCCTGTGACAGAACGTAGCATATCCATGTAGTGGTTATAGTTTGCAATTAAGGTTTGTAGTTTTGACGCTCCTGAGCTTCCTGCAATAGCTTGAATAGGAACTCGGCCGTTGTTGAACTCACCGTCTTGAGTGTAGCTACGGCCAATAACACTACCCGTTTGAAAGTATAGTCGTAGTGCATCCTCGGGATTGTACGCAGCACCTGTACCAAGGTCGACTTCATTGAGACCATCTGCGTCAATGAACACACCGTCAGGAACTGTACGTGCAATAACCTGCTGCATCTTTAAGTGAGTAATTTGAATCAAGTCAGCGAATGGAATCATTCGACGAACTAAAGACTCAATTACACCCTTGTACATACGAGGTGCAACAGCAACGTAGTTTGGTATAGCGTGTTGAGATGATGACTTAGGACGAACCATGTTCTCAGACATCTCCCACTTAAGTAGAATGTTTGTACCCATGACCATTACGCCTTCGTACCAAACATCAATTATTTTTTCAATCTTCTCAAACTTGCCCTCCTCCATCATATCAGTAGGTGGGTTAAACGTGTCGTCTTTTGCAATTACACGAACACCACCGTTATCTAAGAATTTCTTCTTGTAAACAACTTTCTTGGTGGTCTTGTAGTTAAAGTATAGTAATGTGCAAGTGTCACGATAAAAGATATCATTTTGGTAGTACTGAGCCACGTTATAGTAATCGTACCAACTTTGACTGTACTTTGATATCTCATCAAGGTCTTCTCGGGTAAGCGTTTGGTCAATCTTCAAGAGCTCCGTAATAGGAACTGTCTTAATCTCACCCCAATAAAAACAATCTTTAAAGTAAGGGTCCTCAGTGTAGCTATAGACCACGTTAGCCGGGTCTACATAGGAAACCTGTACCCCTGAACCGGGAAGGAACTCGTGTTTTGCAACAGAGATACCTAATACAGTAAGGTCGTAGTCAAGTCTTTTTCGTAGGTCTAAATATTTATTCTCCTCTAAAATAGTATTGATAGCTTCTTCCTCTGCAATCTCGATAGCAGGTTTATAGTTAAGCTGCATATACAATGATAGTTCCTCATCTGTTTCAGGAAGTTCCTCGGGGTCCATAACAAATGGGTCGAATCCCGACTTTTCTTTTATCATCATTAATGGTGCTTTTGCAACCATTTGTCCCTCAAGGACATCTTGAAACTTACTTCTCTTTGATTGAGACATTGCATCCTGTGCGTAAGCCTTAACCTTAAACATACGGTCAGACATACCGTTAACGACGATGTCAACAAATTTAGGAAGGATTGGAACGGGAGTCCAATCTAGATTTAAGTATGATAGGTCTCCATCAACTGCAAGTTCATTTTTATATTTAGCAACAGATTGCTCGCCGCGGGCGTACAACCTTAAACGATGGAAATCTCTCCATTGGCTATAATATCTACATTGATTACCGTCCTTACGAAACCACTCGTATTGGATAGCTTGCCCTATTTGGATGCCAAATTCTGCAGTGTTCTTTTCTGCGTCAGAAACAAATTGACTCGGAAATGCAGTTGAGGGTACGTTTACTTTTACTTCTTTCATTTAATAAGTTGACTTATATTCCCATCATTACTATATCTTGCAAATTTAAGAGATATTTTTGATTCTTTTTTCTCAGGTATGTATAAGTGCTTCTGATTAGCCATTATAGCCAATCCCGAGCTGATAGAGGCATCGAATTTAGTCCTATCGCTAATGTCGAATCTAGCCCAATCACTAAGCGTTCTAGTGAACGGCATTGAGCCCATCTCATCGGGCTGCCTGTATATGCCCGCTGAATCCAACCCCACGTACTTCTCGATGTAGCTCTCTATTGCAGATGCATGAGACTGCTTGACATCTTCAGATGAGTTTGGTATACCACCTAACTCTCTTTCGGTAGGCGTTAACTTTGCGTAGTGCTTGTCGGGTCTGTTTATTGAGAATGGTCTATATCCCCTGTTTTTGAAGTGATAAAGCAAACGAGGTTTGTTGTTCTCTATTAAGATTGGCATACCGTAAAATACGCAGGCCATCAAAACCTCCTCAAAGAATATCTCTGCGGTTTGAGGCCTAGCAATGTACTCTAAAAAGAACTCGTTTGTAGGTCCCTCATCCATATGGAACTTAGTCATACCGTGCAATGAGCCGTTTGAGCCTCTACCTCCAACAACTGCCGATATGTCATATGGGTCACATCCAAAGCACCCCATGTGCTCATTTGCAGGATACTTCAATCCGTTCTTCTCTATTACTCTGTTCTGAAGGTGAGCAGGAGGAACCCATGACACCAAGAACCTACCATTTTTGTCAGGCGAGAATACAACCTTTGTATCTTTAATCCCATCTTTCCAATGGAAAGAACCACGTGTTAAGTAGTGCTCTGATATTAGCGCATCGTTATAGTCAATCTGCTGATATATCTTAGTTAGATTAAACAATGAAGATTTACTCTCATCTCTAAATGCGTGTGACTCAGTACGCGGGAACTGACGATAGAACTCATTAAGTGCATCGGCATCGCCCTTAAGTGAGTCAACCTCTGCTTCCCAATAGTCAATAGCTCCGTTTGTAATCCAATTTCCGTCAACACCTCTGATTTTATCAAATGGCTTTCTAAATACAGGCATACCATGGATGTCTATAAAACCTTCCATATTCCACTCCATAGGAATAAACAATGCGTAAAGGCCTGACTTGGTCTGTCCGTTGGCATTCCTTGTTGTAACCCTAGAGTCCTCATAAAGTTTTTTGTAGTTCTCACCACCCTTGCTTAGCGCATTGGACGTAGAACCCATCATGCACTTACCAATAATCTTTGAACCCAAACGCAAACACGTCTTGGTTACACGCCAATTGTTTAGGATGTTGTTTGGCTTTGTCCACTTGGCAGATTCATCGTGTGCTAAGAACTTTAACTTCTCGCCATCGTAAGAGTTCTCTTCGGTATTTTTCCAGTCAATCGTGGTGTCTAGACCCGTAATCTCGTTGTCATCCACGTCATGCATATTCTTCTTTGTAATCTTAGCTGCAGGAACGCGGTACGCAAGCTCAGTCTTTGGCTTGTCCATACCATCCATAACAGGCTTGAAGAAGAAAGGTAGGTTGCTGTTAATTGGTACAACCTTATCGGTGAACATCTTCTTGGCATCCGCTCCCGTCTTTGAGAGCATACCAACACGCGAATCCTTAGCGAGAGTTGCGATGTTTACACATTCGGATGACGACATGAATGAGAATCCCGAGCGACGTATCTTTAGGTATATCATACCAAAGCTG